GCTGCGAGCGGCTGCTGATCCACGACCCGTCCGCCATCGACTTGTAGCCGCCGATGTCGGAGACGATCTGGATCTTCGGTTCGGCGCCGGGGTGCGCGATGGCGATCTCGACCATCTCCCCGTCGCGCCAGACATATCGCGTCCTCATAGCAGCAACATCACCTCCTCGTCGTCGGCCTCAAGCGCGAGACGCCGCTGGAGGTCCAGCGCACGCTCAAGGCCTGCCAGAATGCGCCCCAGGTCGATCAACGGGGCCTCGATGATGTCGGCGCGCGTCTCCACGCCGACCGCTTCGATGGCTGCCGAAACAGCCTGCTCGACTTCCTCGGGCGCAGGCTCCAGCCCCTCCACGATCCGCTCGTAGAGTTCAAGCACCCGGCGCCGGCGCGCCTCGACCTCCTCGCGCTCGCGCTTGAGCTTCTTGCGGAGGTAGTCGCCGTCGTGCGTGTCATCGACGACGACCGGCGGCGGAATGACGCCATAGCCCCAGGAGTCGGACCAAGACGCGCCCCAGCTGTCGCCCCAGCTTGCGAACATCACACGGGGTTCCACGGATCAGCGGTGGTACCGGTACCCCTGACCTGTACGTCGTTCACGTACTGGATGTTGGCGTCCACCTGACCGGCGACCGTAAAGGCGAGGCTGTCGGTCTTGGCCTTGATGGCCGACACGTTGCCATCGACCGTCGAGAGCGCCGACGAGGTCGCCAGCCCGCTCTGGATCTCGGTGACCGCATCGGTGGCGATGGACGCGGCGGTGATCGAGTTGCTTGCCAGCGAAGAGACCGTCACGCTGTCGCCCGGCAGCGAGGCGAAGACCTCTTCGCGCACATCGGTCGGGTCCGCGCCCGAGGCCGTGACATGAACGACGAAGTCGCCCAGCGTGTCGGTGTGCGCCGTGGTCAGGGCCAGCGAGTACCAGCCGTCGCCGCGCTCGGTGACCGTCGGGGCGATCGACGCGAAGGCAGCGCCATCCTTGCTGGCGGTGATCGTGAGCGTCAGGCCGGTCTTGCCGGTGATGTGATCGGTGCTGTCGGTCATCAGCACCATCAGGTTGCGCGCCGTCGATTGTTTCAGCATGGCATCACCTGTTGACGACGCGGGAGCGGGAGTAGGTGTTCCCGCCAGCCGGGGCAGAGGGCGGCGGGTAGTGGAGGATCGTGGCTTCGATGTTGTAGTTGATGAAGGTGCTGTTCGACAGAAGCCCGGCGGTCCCGGCGAGCAGGCCCACGCCCTCTCCTGGCCGCACGATGATCCCGTTGCCCGGCTCGGCGGCGAAGATGTCGATGTCAGCAAGCCCGTCGAGCTGGATGCCGTTGAGCGACTGCCCGATGGCTCCGAACGCCTTCATCGCTGGGTTGCGCCGGAACACGCCAGCATTCTGCTGCTGGGCAATGGAGATCGTCGCGCCGTGTGTGTAGGGCCAATCCCATTGCCACGATCCCTCAAGACGCGAGCGGAACGGGCCGACGACGGCGCGCATGGACGATGGCGTCGAGACGGTCGTGTCGGGCTTGATGATGTTCGCCGCTGCCGCCGAGGTGTCGAGGCCAAAGATGCGCGCGATGCGAAGGTTGATGGCAGGCACGGTGAGTGAGAGCGTGGTGGTGGCGTTGCTCTCTCCGTCCAGCGGGATGAACGCGACGCGCACGGCCAGCACGACGCCGCTGCCAGAAGCGTTGAACAGGCTGACGAGGGGGCCGTCAATCAGGGCATCGGTGGCAACGTCCGTGCTGCGGTAGGTGTAGGTCGCGCCCGTCGCGGTGTCGGTGACGAACATCGCCACGATCATGCTGTGCGGAACGCCGTACTCTGTCTGCGTGACTGCAACTCCCTCGCCCTCGCGCAGGACGATTGGCTCCACATCGACGCTCGCACCGAAGTCGCCAAGCGCTGCAAAGGCGTCGTGCTTCCACGTTACCAAGCCGCCGCTGAACTGACGCGACGAAAGGCTCGTGCCGCCGATGGCCGCAAAATATGTTGGGGCATCAGCAATGCGCTTGAGGGCGATGCCAGAGGTCGTGACGCTGTCGGGGTTGGTCGTGAACGTCACCTCAGATGGCAGGCTGGCCGATGCGGTGTCGTGCTTGAGGGGCGAGACTGCATCGCCGCCGCTGCTTGCCGTGGTGCGATAAAGGGCAAGAGCGCCCGCGCGACCCGAGCCGCTCTGCGCGTTGCTCGTCGGGGCGACGGGCGAGAGCCTGAGATTGACCAACTCGTAGTACCGGCGCGAGTCCGATTCCTCGTCGTTGAAGAGGGCGAACAGCCCATCCTCAAGCGGACGCACATCGACTGCGCGCTGGTAGACGAGGAAGGTCTCAGGCATCGGGCGTCACGACGACAAATTCGCTGTATCGCGACGGCACCTTGCACCCAGGGCAGACGATGGGAGGCGACGCCGGGCCTAGCCCTCCGTTGATGTCGTTCTCCACGCGGGAGGCGAAGGAATCCTCCACCTCCCACTCATGCAGGCAAGCCTTGTGGCGCAGCGTCTTCATGGCTTACGTCGCAGAATCGGTGAACTCGATTTCGAGATCGGCGGTGCCGACAGCGGACGAGCCCGAGTGGAACAGCTCGAAGCCCTGCGTCGCGCGGCAGACGATTGGCTCGACGTTCGTGTCGCTGTAGCCAGCGTTCCAGACCTCCGCGAACGGGATCAGCGTCAGCCAGTTGGCCTGCGTCGTACCGGCCACCACGGGCTCCTCGTTCACGAACAGGAAGCGGCGGAAGATGTCGCTGCCGGTGACCGTCTGGTTGGTGCCACAGGTCGTGGCGGCGTTTAGCGCGCTGCTGTTCGTGTCGTGCTTCACGGGCGTCACGGCGGTGCCTGCGGACGCTGCCGTGATGCGGCGGCATTGGGCAGTCGTGATGACGCCGGTCACCGCTGCGGTGCCGTTGTTGAACCAGTAGGCCCGGTAGACGCGGATGATGCGCGCCGATGCGGTGCCGTTGAAGACGTTGAGCATGTCCTTCGCGGAGGCATACGCCACCGCACCGGAAGTCGCTCGCCAAGTCGCTGCCATGTCAGGCTCCCATGTCCATGAAGGTCTTGCCGGTGCCGGTCGTGGCCCCGAAAACGGTGATTTCGCCGCGCCCGTCCATGCCGGGGCCGGCGGCCCATTGCTGGATGCGGTTCTCGTTCAGCGCGCGGACGCTTGCGTCGAGGTCGTCGCGCACGTCGCCCGGCATCAGCCCGATGCGCCGCCCCGCCTGGATCTTGAGCATGAAGTCCTTGCAGGCGGCGACGTGGCGCGCGGAGAGCGGCGTCTCGGTGCGGAGCAGCCAGCAGTCCATCGCGGGCCGCCATTCCATCGCGGGCTGGCGCATCACGCATTCCCCATCGTCACGACCTCGACGCCCATCGCGCGCCCGTCAGGACCGCGCACGATCCGCTTAGGCGCGCCCATCGACTGCATCAGCGCCTGCATCATCGCCATCATGCGCTCGTCGCGCGCCATGCTGTCCTGCACCATCTGCTGGATCATCGACCGCACGTCCTCGGACATGCCGGTCGCCAAACGGTTGCTGGCCTCGCTCACGATGTCGAGGCCGGGCGTGTCCACGCCGCTGACGCCGATGCGCGCGACCATGATCTTGGTCTCGGCGTCGAGGCGGGCCTTCTCCTGCTCCAGCGCGACCTTCTGGGCCAGTTCCTCGCTCTTGAGCGCGGCCTCGAAGCGCTGGCGTTGCTCCTCCAGCGCGGCGGCGGCCTGCGCCTTCATCTGCTCGATCTGCATGTCGGCCTGCAGCTTGGCCTGCATCATCTGGGCGTCGAACTGCGCCTTCTGCTGCGCGATGGCGGTGTCGGCCTGCGCCTTCATCTGCTCGGGATCGGGCTGCGGCGGCGCGGCGGCCTGCGCCTGCTGCTGGGCGGTGATCTCCTCCAGCATCCGATCGAGGGTGCCTTCCAGCGGTTCGGCCTGCTTGAACGCGCCGATCCCGTACTTCATCAGCTCGATGACGATGCCGGCGGCCTGCGGGGCCTGCTGCACGACCGGCAGCGCGCGCTCGAGGAAGCCGCCATAGGCCTGCACGAACTCCAGCCGGTCCTGCTTGTTCTGCTGCTCGTCGATCTGGACGAGGCTGTCGGACGCGACCTCGATGCGGAAGTTCCGCAGCGGCTTGTCGGCCAGCACCTGCAGCGCCTGGGGGATCAGCTGCTGGTCCTCGGGCGACATCTGCTGCGCGGCGGCGTAGGCGAGGATCGTCTGCGGCTGGAACTTGGTCGCGATGATCTGCGCCTTGAGGCGGATCAGTTCGGAGGCGAACAGCGCGACCTCTTCCTGCATCGACTTGAGCCGCAGGCCGGCGTACTGGCCCTTGATCTGCTGCGCCGTGGCCGTTTCGCTCGCGGCGGTCTGGCCTCGGATGATGTCGGAGATGCCGGTGATCTCGTAGATCTGCGACTTGATCTGCTCTCGCGCGCCGTAGCACTGGATCAGCGCCTGCGCGAGGGTGTCGAGCGGCAGGAGGTCGATGCTGCCCTTCAGGCCGCCCTTTTCGCCGAACGCCATCCACTTATCGACCGGGATCAGCGTGTTGTTGTCGCCCTCGGTCAGGAGGCGCTGGAGCGCGGGCTGCGAGGCATCGTAGACGCCGCGCATCCGCAGCGCCTTCACCAGCCCGTCGATGCGGTCGGACAGGATGTCGAGTTCGTTGGCCTGATCCTGATACAGCAGGAAGTCCGGAACCGGGACGAGGTTGTCCGAGGTCGTGGTCGCGTAGAGCGGCTTCGGGCAGGGATAGAACCCTTCCAGCCCGAGCGGGTCGTCGCGCTCGTCCACGAACTGACCCATGCCCTTGTGCAGCCAGTAGACCTTCTGGGTCTCCTTGCACCACAGCTCGCAGATCTTCGCGCGCGTGCCTTCGCGCTTGCGGTTCGGGCCGTCGAGGTTGTCGGGGCCGCTGTCGAGCGGGATCTTGCGGCCCATGTCCTCGCCGAAACGCTCCACCAGCGCCTCGCGGGTCATGTAGACCCAGCGCCAGACCTGCGTGACCTCTTCCCATGTCCTGGCCGAGGAGTGGCCGAAGTCCTTCCAGTGGACGTAATCCACCGGCGCGCACTCGTACTCGATCTCCTCGGGCATCTCCGCGCCCTCGGGGAGGTTGCCGTCCTCGTCAACGTCCTCGGTGACCTGCGCGCCATCCTCGGGCAGCGCCAGTTCCTGCGCGCGCACATGCGGCTCGTACCGCACCCACGCGACGCCGCGCCCGCCGAGGAAGCGGTCCTCGACGGCGTACTTCATCGTGGCGCGGAAGTCGGGGTAATGCTCGATCTCGTAGTCCAGCGCGCGCTCGATCAGCTGCGCCGCCACGCGCCCGATCTGGTCGCGGTCACCGAAGCGCCGCTTGGCCGAGGCCTTCGGCAGCTTGGCGTAAACCGCCGGGATCAGCGTCTGGACGTTCGACCAGAAGATGTTGAACTTGACCGTCTCGTTGCCCGACTGCGTGCGCGTGTCGTCGCGGTAGCGCTTGATGATCTTGGTGCAGCGCTTCTCCCAGCGGGTGAATTCGTTCTCGTAGGTCGATATCGCCTGCAGGAACTTCTGCACGCCGGTCGGCTGGACGTCGGCCATCACGGCCTCCTTCGGAAGATGACGTCGCGATGCACATGGCCCGCGATCATGTAGCCCCAATCGGCCAGCATGGTGATGGTGTCAACGTCGGTCGCGCCGTACCGCTCGCCCAGCCCCTTCAACTCGAGCACGATGGTCGGCCAGGAGCGAAAGATCGTCTCCTTCGCGCCCTGCACCGCGAAATGCTCGTAGCCCTCGACGTCGAGGCACAGGAGGTCGCAGTCGTCGATGTCGAAGCTGTCGATCCGCATGATCGAGAACTCGGCGCCGTTCTTCACGCGATGCGCGCCGATGTTGTGGCGATCGAACCTGTCCATCGCGCCCGTGCCAGCCGACGCGCCGAACGCGCCGCGATAGGCCGAGACCTTGGCCCGGTCGGCGCCCTTGAGCCGCTCGTCGAGATTCAGCAGCAGCGCCGCGTGGTTCTCCTCGTCGGGCTCGACCGTCAGCACCTTGTCGAAATGCCCGGCCAGCGCGACCGGCCAGATGCCGATGTTGCCGCCCGCCTGCACGACGGTGCGCCGGCTCGACGTCAGCGGCAGGATGTCGGTGTCGAGGTCGCCCACCTCCGCGAGGATGATCTCCAGCGCCACCTGATCGGCGTCAGGGACATGCCAGCCTTCACGCCGCTGCATACTTGACCTCGTCCTGTTCCCACGGGCGCGGGTGGCCGTGGAAGATGATGATGCGCTCCGAGGCCGAGCGCGGGCTGGCCTTGAAGCTGCTGATCGAGCGCGGGCAGATGTCCTGCCAGTAGGCGGGCGCGATGTCGAGGTGCTGCTCGAGCCACTCCTGGTCGCCGCCGAGGTAGAAGCGCGGGTCCTCGCGAAAGGCGCGGTAGAGGCGGCTCATGTCGCCCGACCACAGCATCATGCTCGACTGCATCGCGGCCTTGTTCATCCGGCCGCGGTAGAAGTCGCGCAGGATGACGAACTCGTCGTCGCCCGCCAGCTCGATGACCGGCGAAATGTCCCGCACGATCACGGTGTCGAGGTCGAGGTACAGCACCGGCCCGCGCAGCCGGAAGATCTCCATCTTCGACCACCAGCCCGGCCAATCGTGGAGGAGCTCGATCGTCTCTAACGGCAGCGCGTTGGGCTTGTCTGTCAGGCAGATGAAGCGGTGCATCGGCGCGAACCGTCGGCACATGTCGCGGAGCGCGACGACGTGCCGGGGCTCGTACTCGCCGCCAGAGCGCAGGACGGTGGCGATGGTGATCATCGCTGCGCGGTGCTACGCGCGAACCGCTCGTCGGACTCGCGCAACGCCCGAGCGAGATCGGCAGGCGACGGGCGACCGCGCGCGGCGATCGGCCGGGCCGGCGGCGGGCTGATTGGGTCCATCACAGGGGACGGCACGGGCGCGGGCGCGGCCATCGCCGCCATGTCCGCGGGCGACAGGCCGCCGAACGTGTCGGGGCGTGCGGGCTGGAACTGCATGTCGGCTTCGCTCGGGACGCCTTGCATGGCCGGAAGGCGCGGACGAGGCCGGGCAGCGCGCGGGGCCGGCGGCGGCGGGATCGGAGCCGCAGCGCCGCGCGGGTCGGTCGAGGGCATGTACGGGATCGAAGGCGACGGGGCGTCGTAGCCGCCGGGCGGCGTCGGAGGCAGCGCGGGGTTTGGCAACCGCTCGTACATCTGCGCGGCGTCCGCGACCTCGGCGGGCGACATTGCCGGGCGACTACCGAAGCCGAGGAAGCGGCGGATGTCGTCGAGCGAGTAGGACCGCACCGGGCCTCCGGCGGTGCCTTCGGGGCGCAGCATCGGGTCCATGATGCCCGCCATGCGGCGATCGAATGCGTCCTGCTCGTCGCGGGTCATTGCCATCGGCATCACTCCTTGTTGCGCGCGCTTATGGCGCGGGCCTTCAATCGGGCGTCTTCCTTGCTCGACGCGCCCCATGCGCGCAGCGCCAGGGCGAGGCGGGTCGGCTTGCCGTTCTTCTCCATCGGGCCGGGCATGTTGCCCATGCGCGCGAGGAACGAGGCGCGGCGCGGGTTGTCGCCGGACTTCACCGGGGCCTTGAGCGTGCCGCCGGTTTCGGCCTTGTAGGACGCGCGGCCCTTCTCGTTGAGCCCGCCTTTGGGGTTCTGGCCTTCCTTGCGCTGCCACGCCGGGCTGCTCATCGCTTGTTCTCCGGCTTCGCGGTCTTCGCGGCCTGTTTGAAGTCGGCCTCGCTCGGCCTGCCCTTCTCGCCGGGGCGCTTCATCTTCTCGCCGGAGCCGGCCTTGATCCGCTCCTGCTTGGCGAGGATGTTGGCGTAGAGGCCAGCCTTGTTCATGGCATCACGCCGAGAAGATGCCGACGGCAAGGACGGTGACGCCCGCGCCGGTCGTGATCTTCCACGGGCCGGTCACCGCCGCCGCTTCGATGTCCACGTCGTAGACGCCGACCGGCGTGTTGGCGGGGATCGACAGGATCGTGGTCGAGCCGTCGATCACCGAGACCGTCGAGGTCGCGGCGGTCGCGACGGCGACGACGAGGCGGTGCAGGTAGTCGCCTGCCGCGCCCGTGCCGCCGAGAACCTGGTTCGACTGCGAGACCGCGACGGTCTCGTATTGGTAGCGGTAGGGGTAGCTGACGCCGGCCATCTGGGCCTCCTCAGGACAGGGAACGGGGCTTGTAGATCGTCGCGTCGATCAGCGAGGCGATGGCGGTGCAGAGCATATGCCCGGCGAACTCGCCCATCGCGGCGTGGTACTCGCTCGACTCGCTCATATCCTGGCGCTCCTGCTGCGCGCGTCGTGCGCGGCCCACATGTCGTTCAGCGTGGCTGCGTTTGCGGCGCCGACGAGCAGCGGGCGGTCGGCCCGAGGCGGCTCGACGGGCGCCTCTTCGCGCCACGCGACGGCCAGCATACGGAAAGCGTCGGCAGGATGCGAGGTCCAATCATGCCTAGGCGTCGCGCGGAAGGCGCGCTTGTCCTCGTCGTACTCGCGCTGGTACTGGCGCAGGGCCTCGATACCATCGCGGCAGAGGTCGGCGTCGAACCAGCAGCGTGGCAGGACCAGGCGCGCGGCTTGGATGCCGTCTTGCACGCCAAGGTCGGCCACGATCTGGAACTTGCCGATGCCGCCCAGCAACGCCGCGAGCTGCTCGACCACGCTGCGCCCGCCGCTTGCCAGCGTCTTCGCTCGCGCGTCGTGCGGTAGGTGGTGGCGGGCGTAGCGGTAGGGCTTGCCTGCGACGACCTCGGCTAGATCCGCGACGGTCGAGCCGCTGCTGGCATGGTAGTCGATCAGATGCACCTCGCCGCCAGCGACTTGGTAGAACCAGATCGCCGTGTCGTCGCGGTAGCCGATGTCCCACGCCGTGAACACCGGGCGGTCGGGATCGTGCGGGACGCGCCCGATGCGGCCCGCGTCCGAGGCCTCGCGCATCTCGACGCCGTAGAACGCGCCGAGGATCGCGGCCTCAAAGCTGCATTCGTACTCCTGGTCGTACTGGTCCTGCGTCAGTTGCGCGCGCAGGGCGTGAAGCTCGGTCGGCGGCAGGATGCCCGAGGCGCTGGCCGGCAGGCGCAGGCAGAACCAGTCTGGGCTGCGCTGCGCGGCGTCGAAGGCCTCGTAGAACTGGTTGCGGCCCTTGGGCGTCCCGCCGATCACCGCCCAGCCCTGCTTGTCCGAGAGCGTCGGGCGGATGACGTTGCCCCAGACCGAGGGGCGGAAATCGCCGTATTCATCGAGGTAGACGCCGTCGAACCCGAGGCCGCGCATGGCGTCGGCGTTGTCCGCGCCGAACAGCTGGATCTTCGCGCCCGTCTGCGTCGTGAGCAGCAGCTCGGCCTCGTTGACGCCAGCGGTGGCGGGCGCGGCGAAGCGTTTCAGGTAGTCCCACGCGACGGACTTGGCCTGCGAGCGATACGGCGCGACGTAGGCATAATGCGCGTGCGGCCGCTGCGCGGTGATCGCGGCTCGGATCAGATCGTTGACCGCGGCAACCGTTTTCCCTGCGCGCCGATGCGCGACGAGGCAGGCCCAGCGTTGCGTGCGGCGATGGAACGGCAGGAACGCTCGCCGAGGCGAGTAAGGCAGCCGCACGGTCTGCACGCGCGGCGCGCTCACTCGGGCTCGCTCCACTCGTAGCGGATGACCTGAGGGCCGCCCTCGGGGCCGGTTACCTCGGTGCGGCCAAGGTCTGGCACGGTCTTGCGAAGCAGGATCTCAGCGGCGCGGACCTGCGTCGGGCTCAATTCGATCTTGCCCTCGACGTGCGCGGCGAGACGCCAGCACAGGTTCGACGCCTGGATCTTCGCCTTCCAGTCGTCGTTGAGCCGCAGCTTGTTTTTGCGCGCAGCCATGTCGTTGATTTTATTCGCCGTCTTTGAACATACGGGATCTGCAATGATGATGCCCCGCGCCGCGCCATGCGTCAACCGCATATCGCCCTGCGTTCACGCCCACCTCTCGCCGCACCTCCGACACGAAAAGCGCTCAAGCTTCTGACGCCCACCTAATCCTGCGCTTAATTGCCGCCTTTTTCTTCGCCGTCGTCTCGATGGCTGTTCTGAGTGATTGTTCAATTTCTTCAAGCTCCTCTAACGTCCAGTTGGGCGCTCTGAGGAGCTTGGCGTATCTCTTGGGAAGAGACCTTGCCACGGCTTTTTTTCGCTCCGCGACGGTAAGGATCATTCGGCTACCAAGCCAAGAGTTGCAATCCTTGCAAGCTGGGACGGTTTCTCCAGCGTAGTTCCCCGCCTTGCCGCTTCTGACCGAACACATCCCCGCATAGGAATACGGGATGATGTGATCTTTTTCGGTGGCCGCATCTCCGCAGTAAACGCACACGCTCACGAGCTGCTCCGTTGATTTCTTCCTAGGATGGCTCAGGAAGAGCGGAAGCGGAAGATGTGGGTCGCGCTGACTACCGAACCCCTTCCGGCGTTCCTGAGCCATCCTCGGCGTTCCTAGAGGCATCCGAGGAGAACCGGGACCTGAACTTCGCCATCGCGGCGTCAAACTCGGCCCTCTGCGCGTCGGTCATGGCCGAGTACCGCCCCACCGGCCTGTCGCCCTCGACCGGCGCCGCGATCGCTCGCCGCAGGAGGTGCCGCTGGCGGTGCGCGGCCGCGACCTCGGCGTCGAGCAGCTGGCAGACCTCGGCGTAGCTCGGGAACCACTTGCAGCTGCGCGCCGCTGCGTCGAGGCTCGAGCGGGTATACGCATGGCGCGGATAGGCCAGCATCGCCGCGTAGGCCGCGATCCGCGTCCTGGCGTCCTCGGCGCTAAGCTGACCCGCGACGAGCGTCCCAAGCGCGCCGAGCCACCGCTCGACGGTCGCCTGCGGCGCGGGCTGCAGCGCGTCCTCGACGGCCTGCAGGGCGCGTTCAGCCTCGGCCCGGACGCTCGGGGGGATCGAAAGTTGCGAGCCCGGCGTCTCGGTCTCGGCCCTCTGCAGCCAGTTCCCGAGCGACTGCGAGAAAACCGTTGCCCGTGCGAGATCCTGTGCCATTCGTCGTCCTCCGTTCGCTGCTGCGGCGCACCCAGTTCCTCCAGGTCGCGCTCCAGTTGACCTTGCGCCCGTCCGCGCCGGGCTTCGCGTGCCAGTAGTCCCTGAACGACGCCGCCTCGCGCTCGACCGCGACGCCGAGTGCGCTGGCGAAGGCCCGATCATCCTCCGAAGGCGACCAATCGTCGGGCAGGCGGGTTCCTCGGTCGGCGCGCGGCGAAGCGCGCGCTCCTAAGGATCCAGAACTGTCTCTATCGTTTCCGTTGGTAGAGCTTCCCTTACTCTCGTCTCCTCTCCTCTCCTCTCCCTTGGAGTCCGTAACGGACGCCTCGACGGAATCCGTAACGGATTCGCGACGGATCCGTGCGCGCTCCGCAGCGGCGTCCGTGGCGCGCTTGGTGCGCTCCGATTGCCGGGCCTTTTTCTCCCATGCCTCCAAGGCCTTCTCGGCCACGACGCGATGATACAATCGGCCATCGCTGCACCGCACAAAGCCGCGCAGCGCGCCGCCCTCGCGGACCCGCTTCCAGGTCGCAAGATCGCGCCCGTACCCGGTCAGGCGGGCGAGGATCGCGTCGTCGTCGGGCAGGGAGGCGGCGGGGACTTGGTGCCAAGCCGCGCACCACGCCAGGACGGCAGCCCGGAACACCTCGGCGTCCTCGACG